GACTTTCGCATAACGAAGGACGAGATAACAAACGTAAAGACAGGCTCATCGATTATGTTCAAGGGGATACGCACCGCCTCAGGGAATCAGACAGCATCACTAAAGTCGTTAAACGCAATAACCACCTTTGTCCTGGATGAAGCTGAAGAGCTGATAGACGAGGACACATTCGATAAGATTGATCAGTCTGTTAGGGTGAAGACTAAACCTAATAGGGTTATCCTGATACTTAACCCAACCACTAAAGAACATTGGATTTGGGGACGCTTCTACGCCAACAGAGATATCCCTGAAGGCTTCAACGGCATTAAGTCAGGCATTACATATATACATACCACATACTTAGATAACACTGATAACCTGTCGCAGTCGTTCCTGAATCAGATAGCAGAGATACGTAGACGTAGACCAGAGAAGTACACACACCAAATACTTGGTGGATGGATGGAAAAGCAAGAAGGGGTTATATTTACCAACTGGAGAGTAGGAGAGTTTAACGATAACTACGAGACCATCTTCGGACAGGATTTCGGTTTCTCCGTTGACCCTACCACACTTGTGAAGCTGGCGATAGACAAAGGCAACAAGCGGATATTCCTGAAGGTAATGTATGCCAGGACAGGAATGTCTACTACACAAATAGCAGACTTTAATATTCGTTATGCAGGTCCGCACCTCATAGTGTCGGACTCTGCAGAACCACGATTGATTAAGGAGATTAAGCTAAAGGGATGTAACATTACCCCGACCGTTAAACGCAGTGGGTCTATCCTATCGGGTATTGCACTGCTCCAGGATTACGACCTGATCATTGACCCAGACTCCATAGAGCTGATTAAGGAGCTGAATAACTATGTGTGGGCTACTAAGGGACAGACAAAGCCTGTAGATAAATGGAATCACTGCATCGATGCTATCAGGTATGCAGCTCAGTACGTTCTAGTAAATCGCACAAAAGGTTCTTATACTATTAGGTAGTATAAAATATTTTTGTATATTTGTTGTGCCAAGTGGCGTTTATACAATTAGGTAACATCCTCGATTTTGATTGGTCTTTTAGCGAACTTAAGACCTCTCAGAGTCGGGGATTTATCGTTAAACGCAGTAGGGTTACTCTTAAACGCAGTAGGGTAACCGACACATCCGACAGAAACGACACATCCGACACTTAACAATTTCTTAACATTAACGTAACATTGGATTCTCCAGGGCTTTATATATTTGCCCTATGAAGAAACCGACACTAAAGCAAATTCTTGAGGCTAAGGGATTCAGTCCACAAGATGCTGACACAACCGCAGAGCTAGCAAAGCTCGCCACAGAATCCCCTAATATAACAAAAGATGGTATAACATTTAAAATCACTATATAATGACTTGGATATTAACAGCACCACAAACAAAGGTGCAAAATTTAATAGAAGCCACTAAAGGTGGTAGAATTTTCAGTGCTACATTCGAAAAGAAGGACGGCACTATTAGAACGATTAACTGCAGAAGAGCGGTTAAAAAAGGTGTGACGGGCAAAGGTATGTCCTTTGACCCAGCATCAAAAGGGTTAATGGTCGTATACGATATGCAGAAGCAGTCGTTTAAGATGATTAATTTAAACACGCTCATAGAAGCAAAAGTAAATGGTAGAACAATTAAATTTATATAAAATGCAAGAAGGATTCGTATTAACAACAACAGAACTATGGACATCAAATGGTGTCGTTCACGTAACAGCTTTAGGCTTGGATGGTAGGGAGATATACTTGGAGTGGGATGCAAATTCACTACTCAATGATATTCCTAACCTTTACGAGATGAGCAAGCAGGCATTAACCCAAGCTAACAAACATCGTGCAGATATGTTTGCAAAGATGAAGCGACAGATTGGAAATGACTTCAAAGCCAAGAGAGGCAGAAAACCTAAGAACAATTAAGCTATGGATAACGAGACGCTTAAATTGATAGAGGACTGCAGGGATCTAATGGTCGATATAAATTCTAACTTGAATCGAATGGACAAGAGTAAGAAAATAGTTGAAGACCAAGTCAAAAAATTAAATGACATCTTGGATAAAAAAATAAATCATATGTTCATCTGATTCTTAAACGCAGTAGGTTCTTAAACGCAGTAGGGTTTTGCCTATCGTTAAACGCAGTAGGTCTATCGTTAAACGCAGTAGGTTTTGCCTTACACCCCTTAGGATTTTTCCTACATTGGTGTAGGGCTTTTCTGTTTACAATTTCTTAACATTGAGGTTGTATTTCTTAACATTGAGTTAACATTTAGCCGCACGGCGTGCCGTATGTTTGTAGGGTAATTCTAAAACAAAAAAAGATGGCAACAAGATGCACAATTAAAATAGAAGGCGTAAACTACGCTAAAATATATAAACATTGGGACGGATACCCAGAGGGTATGTCAAGATGGTTAGATGAGTTTAATGATAACTTTAATAAAGAGAGAAGACATAACCCAGAATATAAATTTGCTCAATGCTTAAGATTTGCACAGAGAGAAGGGAATAGATTCAACTTAGATATGAACGCATATACAGGATGGGGCGTGATTCCTTTTGATGGTCACTACGGCGCTGAATATGAATATACACTTACAAAGAAAGGTGTTAACGTTAAAACATTATAGATATGAGCACTAATTTTAAAAATAACGTTTGGGACGCGGTTGCAACAGCCGTACCTAATATGCCAAAAAAATTACTAAGTGCGGGCAGTACGAATGCAAAGACGGCAAAAAACGAAATTAAGACTTTTATACTGTACCTGATGCCATACAACCAAAACAGCGAAGGGAAACAACTATGCCCGCACGCGTCCAAAGGTTGCGCTGCTGCTTGCTTAGTATCAGCGGGGCGTGGATCCTTTTCAAATGTAATAAAGGCGCGCGTTAATAAAACTGAGTTATTTATAAAAAACAAATTAGCTTTTCTAAATAAATTAGCTGACGAAATTACACAAGAAACCGCAAAGGCTAACCGTGGCGGTTATCGGGTTGCATTCCGCTTGAATGGCACGTCCGATGTTGACTTTATATATATGCTAAAAAAGTACGGGTTTCTGGATATTGAAACCTTACAACCCGATGCAGTTTTTTATGACTATACCAAAACAATACAGAAAGCTATAAGATATAAAAGCCATCCAAATTACACCGTTACTTTTTCACGCGCTGAGGATAACGCCGTCCAAACGGCGTTGGCTATAAAGCACGGGATAAATGTTGCGGCGGTATTCAATGAGTTACCACAAACGTGGCGCGGTGTTGATGTTGTTGACGGTGATGCAAGCGACTTGCAAATGCTAAAATACAACGGGGTAATTTTAGGACTTAAAGCGAAAGGAGCCGCGCGAAAAGATACAACAGGCTTTACAATTTTAAATAGATAATATAATGACATACGAAAACATAGACAATATCACGGACAATGATTTAATCAAATTAGCCTATGAGCTGGCTAACATTAAAGATAGGTATATATTAGAACAGGAAATTTACTACATACTTGATGCGGGTGCCAACGGTTTACGTTCGGTGCTTCTGGAATATTGCGCCACAAGATTGGATAAGAAATACATAACAGTTTCTTAACATTAAGTTAACATTAGGCAGTATAAAACTACCTACATTTGTAGTATACAAAAACAAATAAAACATACAATTATGAAACTTAAACATTTAGTACTCGCACTATGGACAGTCAACGCTGTCTTGGTTATAATAGGCGCGACAGCTGTAATACTTGACCAGCTAAACATTATATAAGATGACTAAAAACCAAAAGTTAATACACGATGCGTTAGTTGATAAGCTCAGCAAAGGCGGGCTTCGCTTAGATGACCAATATGCCATATGCAATGTTATTAGTCAGATTAAAATTGGTACAGGCTTATTAACTATTCCAGAATAACAGAACCAAACATATAACAGCATCAGCCCCTATTTAGGGGCTTTTTTTATAGCTGTAAAAAAATGTAAGTACTTGAGGATCAAAAATAGGTATCAATATGATTTATGCCGCCTCTCCTTTCCCATCAATTCTATCTATTACCCCAAAAAAAGCTGCATAGGGTCAAAACTCTTTTGCAATAAACTCAATTAGTAAGCTCGGAAAAATTTATATGTTTAGGAATGTAAGTAAAAGCTTGTAGGAAAAGTATTACACGTAAAATGAATGGTGCCAGGGGTAAGTACCCACCTTTAATCAAATCAACCGAAATAGAAACAGGCTTAAGCCGACTGCTAAAAGGGATGTTTACGGTAGCATCCCAAATGCGGACGTATACATCTGTCTATATAAATATAATATGCTAAAAAAGGGAATTTGAGAAAAGAATAGAGTTACCCCAAGACCACCTTATACGGTAAGATACGATATCATATATACTTTTGTATCGCTCAGTGGCGTTCCGCGTCTACGTTTTTGACCGTAGCCACGGATACTACGTATAAGTAACTGATTTTATTTGGATTTGTTGTACGTTTTTGTTTATTATTTTGTTATATTTATAACAAATTACCTTGTGGTACAAAATTGGACTAACTAAGTTATATATATATGAGTAAACAAATAAAGCTAAAAGTTCCTGCAACGCAGGCAGACATTCCTCTAAAGAAATACCAAAAGTACGCTAAGATAGTACAGGACGCAGAGGGAGAATTAGCAGAAGATTTCATCCGAGCTAAGATACTTGAGATATTCTGCGACATAACACTAAAGGAAGCCTATGCGCTTCCGTTAAAGGAATTAGATGGTGTGGTAACGCACATTCTGACAATGATGGCTGAGAAGCCTGATTTGCAAAGACGGTTTACTATGACCGATCCAAGCGGTAAAACGGTTGAGTTCGGTTTTATGCCTAATATGGACGAGATGTCTTTAGGTGAGTACATTGACCTTGAGAAGTATATTTCTAACTGGGAGGATATGCATAAAGCACTTGCGGTAATGTACAGACCTATAGTTGCTGGGAAGAAAGAGTTCTATGAAATAGAGAAGTATAAAGGTTCTGACAAGTATTCGGACATAATGATGGATGCTCCTGTTACAGTCGCACTTGGGGCGATGGTTTTTTTTTATCATTTAGGGAAAGAATTATTGAGAATTACAATGGACTCTTTACAGCAACAAGCACTGGAGACATTGCAGGAACAGATGAAGAATCCTTCGGAAGCAAATGGGGATGGTATCAATCAGTCTATGCGCTTGCTGGAAGCGATGTCAGAAGAATTGAAGAAGTTACAAAGCTCAGCGTACATCAATGTATGATGTGGTTAGAGTTTGAGAAAGAGAAAAACGAATTAGAAGCAAAAAGAATAAAGAAAGCCTATAAGCAATGAGAGCAGCCTATCAAGTATTAGATAAGATAAAGGACAAACTGAGAACATCACCCAACATACAGACCGTATCGTTTGGAGACTTGTTTGAGGTTGATCTGAATAAGACTACTATATTCCCGTTAGCCCATATTGGGATGGGCAACGTGACTTTTTTAGAGCATAAGCTGGAACTTACTATGAATGTAATGCTTTTAGATATTGTAGACGATAACAGAGACCCAAGCACAGAAGACGAGTTTTACAGTAACACCAATCTCCAAGATATCCTAAACACTCTGTTGGCGGAAGCCAACATCTTAGTGTCGGACCTGAGAAGGGGGAGCGGTTTCACTGAGCTGTTTCAGATTGAGAGTAATGTTACCGCACAGCCATTCTTAGACAGATATGAGAATCAGCTTGCTGGGTGGGCTGTTGACATTGTAGTATCATTCCCTAATAACGATGTAAGTATTTGCTAATGGGACAAAGGGTACAGGGAACGTTTCAGAAGATTTCAAGACAACTCATAGACAGGATGGTCAATGAGATTGTTACTGCTAGGGTTGGGCGATATACTGGTAGGGTTGCTACTGGAGAGCTTAAAAGCTCATTTAGGGCAGATATAGATGAAAACTCATTAGGTATATACAGTACAACCCCCTTGAAAGCAGATATTGTAGACAAGGGAAGAAGAGCAGGTAGATTTGCCCCAATTGCACCTTTGATGCAATGGGCAAGCATAAAAGGAATAGTGCCTAAAAATAACAGGTCGCTAAAGCAATTTGCTTTTGCCGTAAGCCACAAACTTATGGAAAGAGGTTATCCAGGAATAGAGTATGTTAACAAGGCATTCTTAAACGCAGAAAGTATGATAGTAAAAGAAATAGGAGATGCTTACACCTTAGACTTAGAAGAACAATTAGAGAAACAAATACCAAACCTTAAGTAATGGCAACAAAGATAAACGTAAGAAGTCCGTATTTTATAAAAGCTACAGCAGAGACAGGCACACTAAGCAGTGCTGTAATGAGTTTATATATATACGATGGCATATTAACAACCAATAAAGGAACTGTAAAGTACACTATAGAGAAAACAGCCCTGTCTGGAACAGATTATGTTGTGTTCGAAATATCAGAACTTGTAAGGGATTACCTAGACCTAGAGTTTAATGGCATATACGAAAGTTCTACTTCCCCTGAGGTAGACCCTGTGCGATGGGTAGAATCGGACATTGTAATAACAAAGACCGAATCAGGAACAGCCACATCAACAACTTCCAATAAACTTGTAGATACGGCAGGTCAGTTCACAGCTAACGTCAAAGTTGGAGATATCGTAAGTAACACAACGGACAGCACAACAGCGAGCGTCACTGCTATAGATAGTAATACGATACTTAGCTTATCTGCGGACATTATGGCTTCTGGAGAAGCTTATGTTATAAAACAAAGTTCAGCTTCTCAATCTGGATTAGACACAAATTACATTGCCTTTGATGGGTATGGCTACTTCGAGGAGGGTGTTAACCCTGAACTCAGTAGAACACTATTGCAATCAAATAACACTATATTCAGAGTAAGCGACTTTAATACCCGTGTGCCTGTTTTTACTGAGGACACGAGTAGTGTTTCGTTTCTTTATAAGGGAGAAGTTAAGAGGGTTCAAGCCATATCTACCTCCACAAACACAAATGCACAAATAGACTACGTAACTCTATCTGGAAGTGACAATACCGATAGTTATAAACAAAGGGTTTTAGATGATGGGGGTACGTTTGAGGAAAATAGTCTATTGGACAGTTTCTTAAACGCAGTAGATGACGGATTGATAGATGAATTGTATATAAATTCTTCTAGCGGTACGGAAGTTGTAAAGATAAAAACATTTCCTTGCTCGAAGTATGAAACAATCAAAGTCACATTTGTAAATAAACTTGGTGCGTTACAAGACTTTTATTTCACACTGAAATCGATAGAGTCTACCAATGTAAAATCAGAACAGTATAAGCGCTCTGTATTCAGTGAAGCAAGCCTATCTTACAAAACTTACCAACATCAGAAACAGTTATTCCATTCAAACGGAGATGATGCTATAACGCTCAACACAGATTACATAGATGAAGAGCATAACAAAGTTATAGAGGAGCTTATGCTGTCTGAACAGACTTGGATTACACGAATAACAGACAATCAAGAATTAGTATTACCTGTTGTGCCTAAGACCAAGTCAGTTACATACAAGACTAGTTTAAACGACAGGTTAGTTCAATATACTGTTGATTTTGATATGGCATTTAACAAAATAAACAACATCCGATAATGAAGAGAACGGTACAAGTGTATGTTGCTGATGTAAACGGTGTTCTGCAACGTCTCGACCTATTTAAGGACGAGACTATTTCGCTTACAGATACCATACAAGACGTAAGGGATATCGCAAAGGTGTTTACCGAGTTTACTCAATCTTTTACAGTACCTGCTTCTAAAACAAATAATAAACTATTTAAACACTTTTATAACGCAGATATATCTAACGGATATGATGCAAGGTTACTTCATAACGCAAGAATAGAAATAAACAGTATACCATTCAAGGAGGGATTCATTACACTTGAAGGTGTAGATATGAAGAACAATAAACCTAATGGGTATAGAATAATCTTTTATGGAAATACCGTTTCACTTAAAGATATTATTGGTGATGACAAGCTATCTTCTCTAACAAGTCTATCTTCCTTGAACCAAAAATATATATCAAAAAATGACGGAACTAATGACGGCATAAAAGAGTTTCTAACTAAGGACTCTAGCAACGCTAGTAACGACCTAATAGTTCCTCTTATAACACATACACAGAGACTGTATTACGACAGTACTGAAAATAATGCAAATGTTGGTAATATATATTACAAAAACACTGGTCAAAAACACGGAGTAAGATGGGACAATTTAAAATATGCTATAAGGGTTCAAAGAATAATAGAGGCTATAGAAGCTAAGTATACTCAGATAGATTTCACATCAGATTTCTTTACCGATAGTAACGACTCATTCTTTAATCTATTTATGTGGCTACATAGAAAAAAGGGTTATGTTGAAGATCCCTCCTTACCTGACCAGGTCACTGTTCCTTTAGCTAACTGGACGGTAAATAGCCAAACACATTCTTCTATTACAAACACATCAACACTTAAACTTGACACTGTAGACTCTACATTTGTATTTACTAGACTTGATTTAGTCTTTGACGATGCATCGGGTCCATTTGACATACAAATAACAAGAGACGGTGTTGTCGCTCATTCAAGTACAATATCTTCAGGAGATACAACATTAAATTTAAATAGTATTATTTCAGGGGGTTCTGAATATCAGGTATCAATATCTATATCTTCAGCAGTGAGTTTTACAGATTATGAATGGGTTGTAGAATATGAGGGTGAAAGCGCTCCTTCAGGAGGGGTTGATAGACACACTTCTACATCAAATCCAACTATAGCTGCTGTTCAGACATTTTCAATACCAGAGCAAATTCCAGATATGACCATTATAGATTTCTTAACGGGGCTGTTCAAGATGTTTAATTTGACTGCTTTTGTTCAGGATGACGGAAAGATATATGTGGATACTTTAGATGAGTTTTATGTAGACAAACAATCCTCAGGAAACCCATATAATATAGATGAGTTTGTTTCTTCGGAAAGCAGCGCATCAGACTCTGCTCTACCATTTAGAAAGGTTAATTTTAAGTATAAAGACACCGAAACATTATTAGCCAAACAACACGAGCAGTTATCTGGACAAGCGTGGGCAGAAGAGAATTTTGATAGGCTAAGTTTTTCTAGTGTTGGTTTAGGTGAAGTAAACACTAATCTATCAGGCGAAATATATACTGTAGAAGTTCCATTTGGTCATATGAAGTTTGAAAGACTTATAGACCTTAATGATGGGTCAACTAACACTGTTATACAATGGGGCTATTCTGCTGACGACAATTTCGACAGAACTACAGGAGATTATGATAGTTATATTGGAGAGCCATTATTATTTTATCCTGTATATCACAACGTATCGGCAAATCCTATATCTCTTGTCACCGAAATAAATGCTTTAAATTCATTTACTGCTCACGAAGAAATAAACGGATCTATAAACATACCGTCAAATTCTATAGCTATCACGGGGACCAATAAGAAGAACATAAACTTTAAAGCGGAGAAAAACGAGTACGAAGGTACTGAGTTTGACCAAACACTATTTAAGCAGTACTATGAAACGTACATAAAACAGATGTTTACTAAGAGTAACAGGATAATAAAGATAAAGGCTTACCTGCCCCTGCGCATTCTACTGAACTATACGCTTGCAGATAAGTTTATATATAAAGGAAGAAAGCATCAAATAAACAGTATAACGACTAACCTGACTACAGGTGAAAGTGAGATAGAACTCTTAAACATAGTAATAGAATGATAAAGCATATTTTAGATTTATTGAAGTTAGATGATTACTATGGCGTGTCGCCTTACATCGACATCGCCAAAGGGAAGTATCAAGCGCCAAGAACATTAAAAGAATCACTTAATAAAACAAAGAGATGGCACTAGGAAAATCAGAGTATTTAATTGAAATAAAACAAGTTGGTGGTGGAGAGGTAGAAGTGACTATGAATGGGGTTGCCACGTCACTAAAGCAGGTTAACACGGAAATTAAAAAGATAAAAGCAAACTCAAGTGGAGCTAGTTCAGGCTTTAAGAAAGTAGGCGATGCTGCAAAAGGAACTACCAAAGCAAATCAAGACCTTATATCGTCTTCGGGTCTTGCTGGTGCTACACTTGTTGAAACTGGTAGGCTTATATCAGATTTACCTTTTGGTATTACGGCTGTAACGAACAACTTGTCTCAGTTATCTACTTTATTTATTACTCTAGGTGCAAAAACAGGAGGGGTAACAAATGCATTTGGCTTGCTTATAAAACAGTTAAAGGGACCACTAGGCTTTATACTTATATTCCAAGTTGTTATATCTCTTTTACAGGTCTTCCAAAAAGAAATAATCGGTGTTATTACGGGGCAAGAAAAACTAACTAAGGCAAATAAGGAATTAACTAAATCTTACAACGAGTTATTAGCGGCTATACAGGAGGATAATGAAGCTATAAAACAACAAGATGAAGCTATAGAGGAAACTATAGATAAGCTGAAGGGCTTTAGAGGTATGATTGAACTTCTAGCTGCTGGGAGAACAAGGGAATCTATGGATAAGTTTTCTCAGGGTATATTCGATAGGTTTATGCTGGTAAAAGAAGCTGTTGAGGAAACTACAGGTGTAATACTTGATTTTGGAGACCCTAATATTATGAAAATAATAAAAGAGCTACCAAACATTAGTGAAAAAACAGCTAGAGCAATAATAGACGCTAAGAATCAACTTGAAGCAGCTAGAATTAAAGGTGATTTAACTACAGTGGAAGCTTTAGAAGAGGAGATGAGAATCTATGTTATGGAGCAAGAGGCTAGAGCTGGTTCTGAAGAAGAGTACTTACGGTCCTCTGAATACATAAAACTTCAAGCCCAAATAGAAAAGGCTAAAATGGATGCTAGGAAAAAAGCCATAGACGAGGCTTTTAAAGAGAGAGGTGAGCAAGTAGATAAGGAAATAGAGAAAGAAAGAGCTTTACTTAGAGCAAGGGCGGTACAAGAAAGACTGGACCCTGTAGAATTGGCTACAGCCAATCTCAATATATATATAAAAATGCAGGAGGCTCTAGGTATAATGGAAAAAGATTATATACAAAGTCCAGAGTATTTAGATCTGCAAACAGAAATAGCTAAAGCGCAGATAGAAGCAAGGAAACAGGCTGTAGCAAACGCATTAGAAGAAAAAGGTTTCCAAGGATTAGGAGTGTTGTTTACACCTGAAGAAACTGAACTTCAAAAAGAAGCCCGAAAAGAGCTTAAAAAAGGCGATAAGGATAGGGCAAAAGAACTTACCGATTTTTTAGGGGGAGAACAAAAAAGGTTGAATTCTCTGCAAAAAACTGATACTACCAAAAAGAAACTTTCTGACGCAGACAGGTCTAGGAGGAATGAAGACCTAAGGTCGTTATCAGGTCAGCTTGATAAAGGGGCTGCTTTGTTTGGAGAGCAAACGGTAGCTAACAAGGCTATGAGGGTAGCCTCTGCAACTATGGATACATATGCTGCTGCGGACACTGCATTAGCAACATTACCACCTCCACTTAGTTTTATTGCTGCTGCTGCAACAATAGCCGCAGGTATTGCAAATGTTAAAGGTATATTATCAGTAAAAGTTCCTGGCGGTAAGGGTGGTAGTGTTTCTGCCCCTTCTGCTGCAACAGGTAGTACTGCGCTTCAAGCTCCAGACTTCAACGTAGTAGGGGCTACCGCACAAAGTCAGTTAGCTGAGACTATAGCAGGTGCTGAGGCTAAACCTACAAGAGCTTATGTTGTTGGTAAGGATATTACTACACAGCAAGAACTAGATAGAAATATAACCAACACAGCAT